CACCACCTGGAAGTTTAACTCCTTGAAATTTTATAAGGTTTTGACCCCATTGTTTTTTAATTAATGATGTTAAATATGGTTTTAAAAAAGAATCGTTCCAAATTCTTGGGGATTCTGCAGGATCTAAAATTCTATAGCAATCAATAATTAAAAATTGTCCTGCTCGTATACTGCCCCAATCAATATCAAGATACAATCGATCTTGTCTTTGGTTGAATCTAATTTGTTTTTGTGTCGTCAATAAAAAGTCAATATCTTCAAGATATCTTTTAGTCATTGAAAATGTTAGCAATTCAAGAGATCCAAAATGATAAATGTCATTCAAAAATAATTGATATTTAATGCTAAACATCCCACCTGATAAGGAATTGGAACCCTCAAAACTAAGAACTTTATTAACTCCAATTACATGAGGTGGTATCTGAATATAATTACTTGTTTCAAAGTAATTAAAAGTTTTTGCAACTCCAACAATATTAGTTGTTGTTGAAGTTACTGCTATTCCAGGTCCACCAAATTTAGCTCTTCCTCGGTCAATATCTTCTTGTGTTACTTGGTATTTCAAATATGTCTGTGTTACGCCATCAAAATGTCGCTCATAAAAAAATTGCAATGCATCATCAACCAAATCTTCAATTTGCTCATCAGCAACATTTATTTCAAGGACTGGATATCCAAGTTTTCTTTTACAGTAATCTATAAGTTCTTGTCTAGATGTTGGTTGAGCCATGTTTAAGTACCTTTATTAATTATTATTTTAATAATGATTTCAATAAATCTTTAATTTCATTAATATCATTTTTTAAAGAGGACAAATCAGACTCAATTTGATCTATCCTCATTTTTTCAAAAGATTTTGTTTTTTTTAAAGATTTATAATGTTCATATCCCC